GCTGTCAAATTCATCAACGTCAGTAAGACCTTGGAAACGCCGCTGTACAGGTCGGCTAATTGTACCCAACTCAACGTCGCCAATTCTTTCAGTACCTGCAACTGTTCTGAGTCCGTCTGGCCCCAAGAACACGATATCTCCAGCAAATTCTTGGATGGTAAATCCATTGATACACCCAATCTCTCTTGTCACCGGCTGTATTACAAAGTCTGCAATCGTGTTGCCTGTCAACCGGAAGATGCGTTCTTCACAGAAGATATACAGTTGGTCACGAAACGGGAACAGTCCAGTAATATCACTGTCTACCCTGATTGTACCAGCACCGTTAGCCGTAGTAAAATCATCGTCTGTAAACGGTGCAGTAAATACCAACTCTTGTGGTGTGCTGGACATGCCAGCAAAAAACAGTGCGTCCTTAAAACCTGTTACAAACTTTGGGTTGCTTGGTGCGCCAGTAGCATTCAGGTCTGTTACAGTAGTACCGTCATACTTGGTGGCATTGTTTGCGCCGTCAGCCCATACAATAAAATCTGTACCACCTAGATTATAACGAAAGTGTGTATATTTACCTGCGCTTGTACGTCCTGTGTCAATCTGTGTCCAGCTACCTGTCTTGCCAGCTTCGTGTATCTTTGTACCTCGTGCAGCAATTACCTTGCCGCCGAAGTATGCAGACATTAGTACCTTTTCGGTAGAGGCTGCATCTTGTGGAACAATGTTGCTGTTCCATTTAGTGTAGCCTGAAATGCGCCTGTAGCCACCACGAATATCCGGCTCAAAGTTTTGCAGTTCAAGTGCCATACCGGGCTGCATAGCGAACGTAGATTGGTCAAGTACAAGCCCACCTTGACACGCAAACACATAAGGGCTAAGTTGTGCTTCATCAGCCATGTGTTATGCTCCTGATGGGAAAATGGATACACCGTACCGTTGTGAGTGCGGTAAGTATGTTGACCGCACATAGCTAAAATCTCTGTTGATAAACAGACTTTGCATATGCTTAATGCCTTCTTCAAATCGGGCAAAGTTAATGCCGTATTGCTGCGCCTCGCCACGATACTGATAACCGTAGGCAGTTGCACCATCTACAATCACCTGACGAAACTGTTCAGGAATTGTGGGAGCATCCGTAGCGGCAGACAAAGCAGTGGGCTTCACATACGCATCATACTTTAATTCATACGCTTTGTCAGGATACGGAAACAGTCCGTAGTTATTATCGGGTGTTCTGAATACGTAGATAGGCACACCTCCCACATCAGAGGTAGTTTCTTGGTCGATGTACTTATCCACGTACTCTTTATATTCCATGACACGTAGGGTTACACCTGCTGTGCCAAGAGTGTCGTTTTTACTTATGCGGAATGTTTCATAGTCCACATTATAAATGGTGGCACCCAGTGAATAACGTGTAGTGCCAGCCACGAGAGTTTCGGTTTGTAATGCGTGGCTAAATGACCACCCGAACTCACGCTGGAAAATATAGTTGATGGCGTCATTCACAGCATTTTTACACTGCGTCTGAAATCCACGAGAGTTAGCAAAGTTAGCTGAAGTAAGCGCAACTTCGTTAAAACGTGCAAGCACTTCATTCGTGATGTCAAGGTAAGTGTACGCCATCTGAAATCCTTAAAGAGTTAGGAGGGCGACTTCTGCCGCCCCCCATATTATTTAGGCAAGAGTGTCACGGTCTACTTCATTAGCAGCCACGTCACCCAAGTCATCAATGTCCATGCAGATAGCATAAACACGTACCTTACCGCCAGTAGTTGTGCCGGTCATTGCTTGCAGGGTAACGTCGAGGTTATCTGCAGTGCCACCAATTACTACAGGGGCAGTTGTTGCCATAGTAGCATAGTCGCCTACAGATGCGCCGTCGAAGTCAAACCCATCAACAAAGTTAGCACCACCACCGATACCAAGGTCAAATGCAGTGTTAGTGGAAGTACCGGCATGAGCCTCAGTAACTTCCATGCCTGCACCAAGGATTGCGGTATTGGCAGGAATGGTCAAGACCGGAATTACATCAGCAGCAGCAAGGGCAGTACCCTTGTCTGTTACAGCTTGTGCAAAATCCAGAGTTGCTTGTACCATGTAAGGATTGCGGCCACGTTGCGAGTTGCCACGGGCTGCGGTCAGGGTATTATCACCAAGAGCCATAAGTCAATCCTCCCTTACGCCAAGCAGTATGCCGCAGTGGCGATTGCTTCAGGACGAAGAATCTTGCGACCATACAGGTGCATACCACGGACGATATCAGCGAAGCTGTCCGGGTCACGGTAGGTTTCAGTCTTGTTAATCTGCTCTGCAGTTGCAACAGCAGACGAATGACCAGCCACGATGATACCCATGTTAGACGAGTTAACACCGCCGGTAGTTGCAGGGCCAGTACCCAGCGACGGCAGGTTGTTAGACGAGTAAACTTGGAAACCGTGAAGGTTATTGATTACAAGACCATTCTGGAGTCCAGAACCACCGAAGTCAGCGTTCAGAAGACGTGAGTCCTCATCCTTCAGAACTTCAATGAAAACCGGGTCAAGAACGAGCCAGCGTCCTTGGGTGTCAACATTCTGTTGGTCCATAAGACGTGACATACGTGCAATGATTTGCAGCGGGAATGCGTTACCGGCAGTACCGGACTTAGCAGCCGTTGCGCCACCTGCACGTGGCTCTACACCAATACAGCTATTAGCGGCACCAGCAGTGCCAGAAGTATTGGTAAAGTCAGATGCGTCCAGTGACATGGAAGCCAGCAGTTCAGCACCTACAAGGTTGGAACCATCCGAAGCGGTGGAAACAGCCTTTGCACCGTTAACGGTATCGTTAACAGTGTCAGCAGCACCGTGGATAGATGACTGCTTAAAGCCGGACAGGTAGCCAAGAACGTCTTGGTCAAACTGGTCGGCAAGGCGGTAAGCGGCACGGTCAGAGGCAAGGCTCTGGAAGTTTACGTGGCTGTGCGCCTCTTCAATGTCGTCAACCTTAAACGCAAAGTAGTTAGCTTTGTCGATGGTCAGGTTGAAGTCTTCGTCGTCAAGGTCTTGCGGCGTGATAGTCGTACCACGTGCATATTCCTTAACCGTGATTTCGGGTTCCTTGATAATCTTAACGGAGTCACCCATTTGTGCAATTTCACCAAAGTAGTCATTGTTGGTGATTGCCTCAACAATAGATGCCTTGCGGAAAGCAAGTTGCACCTGTTTGCTGTAAATGACGGGCGAAAAATTACCGTTAGGAAGATTACCATACCCGGCTGCGGTTGAAAAAGCCATGATGTTATCTCCTAGTTAGGCATTTTAACAGATGCAAACTTACCAGACTAATCAGAGGCTGATTCACAATGGGTGCGTATTCTATTCAGTTGGCCGACCGAATATTCAACGGGCCATGCTCGTCAGGTAATCCGTAAGACTGTATTGTTTGCAGATTGGTGTAAGCGGGTAGCGAACCTACTTACACCTTTGATGACTATAGTTATACGAAAAAATAACTATTTGTCAACACTTTTTTCTTTCGGCACTTCAAGAAAGTTCATGTTCATGCTGAAAGACCTACGTTCCCCTTTCGTATAGAAAGGGTACACGCAGTGAAACAGTTGAGAAGGAAAGACATAAAAGTCTCCAACCTGTGGTTTCACAACAAAGTTTGTACAGGTATAGCCTGAAGCTGTGCCATTAGCAAACTGAATGTGACCATTAGCAGGGTGATGGTCTTCGTAGTCTTCTTCCCACTCCTCTTCAATACCTTCCGGCAGTTTCAAGTAACCTACACACGATAGGCGAGAGCCTGTGTGTATGTGAAGAGGATTGTATTCGTTTTCAAACTGGCGTACAAACCAGCCCGAAACAATCTGTAGTCCATAGTCATAGTTGTCAATATCAAGCGGCTTTGCACCAAAAGAGTTTCTCAATTCAGTGTATGCTTGATACTTTCCGATAAACTGCCCTAAACCTTCTTGGGCAATCTTTACTATTTCTTCGTCAAACGCTAACTCCTCAGACACTTTGCCGACAAGATTGTCGGAATAGTCTTGAAGTTTGTCAGACATCTTACTGTTCAGTTTGTCTACAAGTTCCTTTGGCATACGATAGTATCCCATCGTCGGGCCAAACGGAGCAAACAGTTCCATTTCTTTTTCGGGTTTAAATATCACACTCATCGTGCAGACCCCGAAACATCGTAGACAAATTTACCGCTACGGATAGCTTCCATAATTTCATCTGACTTGGCCTCATACTCTTGAGGTGACATCTTTTGCACGTCAGACTCTTTTATATATGTGGACGCTTCATCCTCTTGCGGTCTACTGCGACTATCTTTTGTAGACACAGACTTGGCTGCTTCTTTGTCTGACTTGGATTTCTTTTTGCCAATACCCATATCAGCTTTGTAGAGGTCAATCGCCCTAGCAGCAGAACGTGCGTCGTTGTCGTTTTCATACAGCGCATCCTGTACCCACTTCGGTTGTTCTTCTGCCCACTCGTGAAAGCTGTCGCTGTCACGGATGGTATCAAAGTCGGGATGCAGTCGCATCAATTCTGCTTCTGCTTTTTCTTTGGTAGCAGAGGACTGCATTTCGTCAATAACTTTGAGACGCTCTTCAAGAGCAGTGGATTGCTCTTGTGCTTTTTTCATTGCAATTGTTTCAACGATAGCTGCTACATCAGGATAGTCTGCTGCCCATTGTTCAATGTCCTCATCGGACTTAGGCAGTTTCATTTCTTTCTTTGTAGCGTCTGCTAGTTGACGTTTTAGTTCTGCAAGTTCTGTTTTAAATTCTTCTGCTTGTTTCTGTTGATGCCTACGCAAATCAGAATATCGTTTCTTAAATGTCTTCTCTTCTGCGTTTGTAGGCTCCTCTTCTTCAAATTTAGCAGTTTCTTCTACTTCACCTTTTTGTTCTTTGAGCATCTGCTCAAGTTCTTCTTCTTCCATCCGGCGTTTTTCTTCGTTAGTGTATTTACGATTTGCAAACGCAACTTTCTTTGGTGACTGCATTTCTTCAGCCATGATTTCGGCTTCTGCCATTTTGTTTTTCTCCTAGTTGGGGCCAACCGTAGCCACGTCGGGGTGGGGGATTAGGTAGCCAACATACGGGTTATTGCTGTGAGGCTAACCCTTTGCCTCGTTTTGCCTTTGGCAACATAAATGCACCAAGGGCAGTAGCAAACTCGTCACCGAAGACTTTACTAATAATAGGTCTTGCGGGGCCAGCCATAAACTTGCGGATAGTTTCTTTATCAGCATCAGAAAGGTTTGCGTAATTCTGATACGCTTGTTTCATGTCGATTTCCATGTTACCCATTTAACTCCTTAAACGATGCTAGTGTAACACCTTTTGGTTGTTTTGTCCAGATATTCCCGCAGATAAATACACCGGGGTATACCATTACATGTGCAATCGCAGTGCGCCATGTGTAAGGCTTCTTACGAATATGGTAGTCGTAGAAACTCTGCATCACATCTGTCCAGAAACCTTTCTTGCGTAGGAATGTCTTTGCAAGGACTTTGCCCCACACATGATAACCGGACTTCCACCAATCTGGCTGCTTGGAAGACCACACAGTCAAACGAGCAAACTCATATTGTTGTGTCCACAGACCACGATGTACCATCTGCGAACAACACCAACGGCTATCTGGTTCTGGACTGTCATCCTTTTGTTCACGATTAGAAGTTACAACGGAACCGTCGCTTCCACTACGAACAGGGTTGCCATACTTATCTGTGACAGCCTTTGCTTGAGGTTCGCCTGTTTGCTCACGTGCCTCATCGTCAGCACGAGCCTTGTTCTGTCCTGCCTGTTTTGCTGCAGTCTCACTGTATCCACGGTTGCGATAGTTTTGTGTCTGCTCTTCTGCTTCTTTTTGAATGCGTTGATTACGTGCAACACCAGTTTGTTGGATGCGTGTCTCTTCTTCTACAACACCTTCTGTATCAATCGGCGCAAAAGTAGTTTTACGTGTAGGTGTTATGGGTGTATCTTCTTTTGGAATACGTCCTTCTTCTTCAAAATATTTTAATGCAGACCTAGCAAATTGAACATCACCTTCATCATAGTTAGAATACTGACCACTTGCTTGTGCGCGTAAATCTGCTAATGCCCTAACTACGGGTAGACTTGGATTTTCTTTTGATAGTTCTGCAAGCATTTGTTCCGGTGAACCTACTTCAAGAATCCCTGCAGCCGTATTACCATCAAGAGGTGAAATAATATCCCCTGTAAGTGGGTCAGTGCCAATCCCTTTATATTCTGTTTTCGCTGCTTCTGTTACAGTGGCAGCGGGTTCTGCCGTAACTTGCGCTGTTTTAACTGCAACATCTGTGGGGTCAAGTTCTTCATATTCATCACGATATTCTTCGTCCTTAAACATCCCACCAATACGTTCACCAATACTGCGCAAGTCTTTTTGTCCACTGACCTCACCTGTTCTTGGGTCACGATAACCACTATAAACTTCACCTGTAAGTTCATTAACAACACTATCAAATTCTTCACGGGTAAGACCTGCATTTGCTGCAGCAGCATCGTAATCAAAATCTTTTACAGCCTTGCTAAGTTCACTACTTTCTTTAAAGGCTCTACCAATACCACCAATCATACTAAAAGCAGCAAGCCCTTCAGGTGCTTTATATTTATCTTTAATACCAGCAACCTTTTGCCCAAAGCCTGTTCTCTGTTCTGGAGGAAGCACGTTGTCTAGTTGAGTAAGGACTGCAATTTTAGAATCTTTCATTGTCAAACCAGCAGGACCGCCGCCAAACTCTCTACCATCTGACGGGTCTTCTTCTTGCTGTTGTTGTGCAGGTTGTGTTACTGTAGGAGTAGTCGGCGTCGGTGTAGTAGGGGCCGTATACTCACTTTTAAGAATAAACCCATCTGGAATAGGCACAGTAGGTTGATTATTGATAAAGGTAATCTGCCGCTCTTCACCAGTTTGTGGATTAATGTATACACGAATTTCTGGTGCCATACCTGCTGGCGGTTGAATAAACTCTTGAAATGAAGGTATAGCGGTAGGCGCAGCAGTTGGCGTAAATGCCTGTGTAGGTGCGGCATACTGCGGTAAACCAGTTGGTGCAGGAGCCGGAAGAGGTGCTGGCATCATGGGAGGTTGAGGCACACCAAACTGAGAAGGTTGAAATCCAGAGATACCAAACTGATTTTGAGCAGAGGGAACAAAACCACCAACCTGCATTTCCATTGGTTCATCTTCGATTTCAAGGTCATTCATGTCAAAGGGAACACCATCAGGAATAATAGCTTCATCTGCATTTCCCATTTGACCCATATCATCCATGCGTTGCAATCCAGCTTTTGCTTCATCTCGCAATGCCATCATTTTGTCAAGACCGTGATAACGAACCACATCGGCTGGCATAACAAATTCACCCTCGCTCAGTTGAGCGGGGATATCATCACGAACTTCTTTTTTCAAAGAGCCTGTAGGCACTTCATTGCCAGACTCTTCATCTACACTGCCGCCTTCTTGCAGAAGACCGCCGTCATCAAAAAGTTCCATTTGTTTTTCAAGAGCCATTGACCTCATCCCTCAATGTTTTAAGTTTGCGTAATGTAGCAATCGCAACGTGCGACCTATACATCATTACGTTATCATCAGCTTGCTCTAATGCCCTTTGCTGCATTTAAAAAAAAAAAAAAAAATAAACTTGGACTTACTAGAAG